TCTTATTTCACCGTCAACGCCACCGTCCACATAATATAACTCCCTACCAGTAGCCTTGTCTGATATCATCCGGTGAAGTTCTTTTCCATGATCAATATTCTTAAAGAGAATTAGAGTATTACCCTTAAGAGATAAAGCTAGATTAACTATAAACTTATGCCTAGGTATATGGGTAGTAATGAATGATATTTCATTTGGATAGGTATCGGCTTTATGTGTCTGCTTAATATCATCACTATAGTTTAAAATGATAGCTTTAATCTTAAACTTTGACAGTGTGTTATTGTTAATGAGTTCGGCAGTAGTCGTTACCTTTTTAACCGGACCAAAAAGACCTTCTAATACTAACTTATGTGTTTCGGTTCCGTCTAACGTACCAGTGAAGCCGAACTTATTTGGACATTGGCTTAACTTTCCCATAATATCGGTAAGTGATTTTGCTTTAAATAAATGGGCTTCGTCACCTATTGCAACGTTAAACTCTGAAAACCATGCTTTAGGAAGCTTGTAAATAGATTGCCAGGTAGATATTACTACGGGCTTATTAGTGCTTTTCTCCGATCCTGATAGTATTCGATGGACAAATGTGTTAGGATCTTTTTGCATATAGTCCCCGAAATCTGACGCCATCTGATGAACTAGTGAAGTGGTAGGGACAATAATCAGGATTTTTTTCTTAGGTTCGTATAACTGCATTGCCGTGAGAAAGATCATTAAAGATTTTCCTGATGCCGTTGGAGATACGAACAATGCACGCCTATTACGAATGGCATGGGCGAACGATTCTAATTGATAGTCTCGTAGCTCAATGTCGGGCTTGGCGACCCACTTAGTGAAAGACTCTTTAGCTTCTACTAAAGAAAATTCTACATCGCAGAAGTCCGCTGGGTTGCTATACTCAACGGTATAGTCGCGCTCTTTAGCAAACGTTTCTACGTGTCGTCTAAGACCGGAATATATGCGTTTACTTAAGATATTGAAGAGTCTTATCTTGCCATCCCATACTTTGTTTTTAAAGCTAGGGGTAAACTTTGCATTAGGTACACTAAACGTAAAATAATCGTTTAGCTCATAAGCTACGTCAGGTTCGCATTGTACTTTTATATGTACGTCATCAATACGTGTAATAACTAAATTCATGCACCCACTTTAAACTTCTCCCAAGCTATAGCAGAGTTGATCTGGTAACCTCGGGCCGGTAATGATTTAATGATGGATTCGATAAAGTCTACCTTATCCTGCTGATTACCAATCATAGTCTTTGCCTTAATGATATAGGGGTCAGCTTCAATGTACGTGGGAATATCGGTCTTAAGGATTCTCAAAGCAAATGGCTCCCAACCGTTAGACTTGAGTTCTTCCTCGCTCAACGTTCCGTTGTAGTACTCATATTTATTCTTGTAAAGAACCTTGTACTCGTTCTCCCACTTACGAAGAACTGAACGTTCTGTAGAATAGACTTTGTAATACTTAGAATGGAGCTGGGGCACTCGTAGACTCTCCTCACCCAGCTCGGACCTATCAATACAGGAATCCCTCTCCCACATGTCTTGAATCTCTTCTAGTCTCATAATATAACCATCCTTTACGTACTACCAACAATGTTGATTATAGCGGTAGTAAGATCTTAGATCAAGTACTCTATCTCGTAGCGTTCGTATGCAAATGTTACAATGGCGTCAATGTAGTTTACAGTTGAGTCTCTACTATCGAAGATTAAATCAGATATCTGAGTTGGAAACATGTTAATGTAATTTACTCGCAGGATAGGATTCTTCGAGCTCGATAGCACCGAAAGCGTACCATCTGAGAACACCCCTTCACCGGTACTTGCATTAGCAATAGATGCATACCCAGAGAACGACTTGTTACGGCTTACCTTTAAGATCCAATCATAGATCTCGTAGTAATTACGCATCTCCTCATCGACTCTCATTGTCACATTGAGATCTTCATATGTGACCTTATCACCAGTGAATTTAATTGTGTTAAATGGGGTTCCTAGCGTTGTTACGCCAATCGAAATCCCTGGAATATTTGCACTTTGAACGAAATAATTTACATTAGGTGTCTTGAATACAGAGAATTCAAAACCTGTTGGCGATAAGAAATTTTTATTATCTGGAATTCTTCTCATATCTTCACTCCCTTAATATTTAGGCACAAATAAAAAAGGGCCTCAGAGAGGCCCTAATGAGTATAATGTAGTTATTGTTTTTATTACATCAGGTTAGCAACGATAATTCTTCTGTAGTATACGTTGCTATCTTTGGAGATAACTCCAAGACCTTCGCTGGCCCCGTCAGCGAATGGGTTTGCAACCATTCCGTAACGAGTCTTAAAGCCAATCTTAGGCTGGAACGTGTCCTGATCAACAGCACGAACCATCTGTAGAGGCACATATGGGCAATAGAAGATACCGGCATCGAATGCGCTCGAACCCTTATATCCTACAGTCATGTAGTTTCCGCCTGTGGCATATGGGTCGATGTACACTCTAATACGACCGTTAAGAACACCGGCGAATGTATTGCCAGTATCGTCAACGTTTAGAGAGTTGCTGTTAAGAGCAGGAGCGTAGTCAAGAACACCGGCCATCTGTAGAGCAGACGCAACGTCTGAAGAACAGATGATGATGTTACCCTTACCACGACGAGTTGCTTTAGCGATCTGGTTAGCTTCACGCTCAACTTGGAACATTAGACCCTTGAACTTTTCAACAGACCAACGACCGTTAGAATCTGTATCAAGGTCAAACACACCAGATGTAGTTGTGTTTTCTGTAGCACCGCGAGTAGCAGTTACGTTAACAGTACGAACAACTTCTCTGTTGATTTCAGCAAGAATTTCTGAAGACAGAATGTTTGAAAGCTCAGTTTCTGCATCTAGACCATGAACAGCGCGTAGGTCTTGTGCAAGTTCCATTGTGTATTCAGCTTTTAGAGCACGGCTCTTAGCTGTAACAGTAACTTTCTCGATAGAGAAAGCCATCTGTGGGAACACAAGAGAAGCATTTGAACCTAGGTACTCAGCCGTAGCAGTCGACATACCACTACCGAAGTTGTATGTGTTTGTAGATGCTAGGTTGATAGTCTGTGTTGTGTTACCTGGAAGAGTACCAACTTGACCTTGGCCAAGAACGGAACTGTTACCCGTAACGCTAGTAGCGAAGGCTGTGTTAACTTCGTTGTAGAACGTTTCGCCACCAGTTTGGTTGCTGTAACGAGCACGCATTGCGAAGATAAGTCCTGTAGGACCAGTCATTGGCTGAACGCCGCAGATATCATAAGCAATTAGGTTAGGCATTGCACGGCGAACAAGCGAGATTAACACTGGGTCGAAAGTGTCAATAGCGCTAGAACCGTCACCGGCCTGGACAGAGTTAACTGGCTGGTTAGCTTCTAGAAGAGACTGACTGCCACCCATTTGACGAGAAGCTTCGCGAAGAGCCTTCTCTGTGTTTTCTAGAATAACAGCTGTAACTGCGCGCTTATGAGCATCCTTAATAGGATCTAGATCTGAATGCTCAAGCACTGGCTGCCATTTCTTTTGAATTTCTTCATTTAAGTACATTATGGTTTCCTTCCTGTTAAATGAAAGTTTGTGTTAATCTTATTTATAAGAATTATTTCTTAACGGTGCGAGAAATAGCAGTAACGTAACGTGCTACTTCAGGTGCTACTGGTGCTTGTGAAGGCTCTTGCGGCTCAGCTGCATCAATTTCACTTTCAACGATTAATTGAGAAGGTTTCTTGTGAGAGAAATATCCTTCTTTTAATGTCTCTAGCTTAGACTTAAAGGAATCAGCATCGACAAATTCGACACCTTCAGATAAAGTCTTTAACTTGTCAATTTGAGTAGCTACTAGACCTTCAGCGACTTCAGAAAATACTAATTCGCGAGTCTGCTCGTCGATTACTTTTCTAAGTTCAATTTGCTCTTCAATTGAAGAATTTAGCCTTGTTTGTAGTTCTTCAACTTGAGCAGCAAGTTCTTCTACAACGTTAACTTTGTCTTCTGGAATATCAATGTAGTGCTCAGTAAATAGATTCTTAAGCCCGGCAATGAAATCTTCAGCAATTTCCGAACGAAGAGCAGAATCTATAGCCACTTCATTTTCTTCAAACCACTCTTCGACGACATAATCCATATATTCATTGATCTTGGTCGTGATATCTTCGGTGAATTCCGTAAGACTCTCCGTAAGCTTGGCTTCGTATTCTTCTTCTAGACGTTCAATTCTCTCTTGAACTCTAGCATGAACAGCCGCTTCAAAGAAAGTAGTAGCTTTTTCTTTAAACTGCTCAGATAATTCCTCACCGGCAAACATTGCTTCCATGTCTTCTTTCATAGCAATAGACGCCTTATTTTGTGCTGACATATCTCCAGTAACCTTAACGTTAGTTTCGGAATCTGTCTCCTCAACATTACCTTCTAGCTTTTGAGGAGCTGTTTCACCTTGATCTTTAGAGTTACCTGGAGCTTTTGATCTGACACCAGTAGGATCAGCAGTCATAGAAGCACCGGTTGCCCCACCACCTACTTGTACCTTCTCCTGTAAGTCTTCTTTTTTCTTATTCATCTAGTTCTCCTATATGGATTTATTTGTATTTATATTACAAAGAATTTAAGAAAGTCTTAAATGCGTTTAGTTTAGTTTCTTCTAATCTACGCGACGGAGCTCTTTCAATTGTTTCCTTAATTTCGTCTAATTTAGACGCTTTTAAGATACCATTATTCCAAACCCATTCAACTCCTTCCATAATACCTCTAACAAAGGCATCAGGAGCTGATGGATCGGCAACAATATCGGCAGCGGTAGCTAGAAAAAAATCGTCCTGTACTTCTTGGATACCTTCTTTATTTACTTGAAGTGATCCCATTCCTCTAGATGATACACCTAATTTGGCGCCTTCATCCATTAAATTCTTAACAATATTACCGTATGGAGTATCCATAATTTTAGCCTTACCGATGAAATTATCACCTTCTCTATCCAGGCTTTTAATCATGTGAGATACTCTCTCTAGATTAATTGTAGGGCCGCTTGGATGACCTAGTTCTCCAAACGCTCTATTTTCCTTTACATATTCATTACTGTATCTATTTACTTCTTTATTAAGTAAATTAGTACTGTACATTCTATTATTTCTATTTTTTAGGTTTCCTTGAAGAAAAATACCTTCAATAAAGTAATTCTTCTTACCGTTACCCTTATCTTCAACTATGTAATTAACGTCTTCTAATAATTCGGTAAATAATTTCATTTGATATCCTTAGTAGAAACCTACCGATACAGCTCTTACGTCTGAGTTATTATTAGACTGTAAGGTATCTGTGGGATCCTTTATTACATAGGTTACTGAGCCGTCGCTACCAGCAAATCCTACTGAAAAGGTACTCTTAGTAGTTCCATTAGCGTATTTTTGCGTAATTAAAGTAAACGCGGTAGTATTAGCATTTAATACTCGTACTAACGAAGCTAGGTTAAACGTATTAGGAGTAGTATTACAGGCCTGCTCTGAACCTATAACCTTAATTGGATCGGCCATTATTCAACCTCACTTCCTACTTCACCATTTAAAAATGAAAACAGACGGTCTTTATCCGTATCAAACATTTCT